TTCCGCGCTTGTAGTGAGCGGGTGAAATAGGGTCTGTCATAGCTGCCATCCTTTCGTCCAGTTCTCAGGCATCTTCAGGACTAGGTTTTCCTTGGTGCGGGTTATGCCTGTATATAAAACACGATAGCCATCGTCAGGATTTTTTGTCATCTCTTCGAGGGCCTTACCAGAAAGATCCAACATGAGGTAGACGTTTTCTGCTTCTCCGCCCTTCGCTCCGTGGATAGTGGAGAGTTTTATTTTTGGTTTGCTGTTTAGGTCAACGCCCTTGTTTAAAAGTGTTGAGGCATAAGCGCGGTCCTCTGGTTTAACGCGGTCGAGCACTTCTTCCCATGCACCGCTTGCTTCCAAGCCAAAGTGCTCATGCAGCAAGCCTAACGTGAAGACATCCTGTTCGTGTGCGGATTTCAAAAGGTTCTTCGCACCACGTTGCAGCCGCCCGTCTTCACTGGTTATGTGCGCGTAAAGGTTTTGTGCTTCGCCCAAACTAATTTCCCTGTTCTGACCACTGGTAAGATGCTTCCAGGAGGAAATGGCGCTGCGAACCTTTTTGGATAGGGAGGGACTGTTGAAGCGTTCAAAGAAGTAACCCTGGGTTTTCAGGTGGTCACCAATATCGTTGAGCATGTAGTTTGCTTGGGCTAGTATAAGCCATTGATCTGTAAAGTTTATTCGGTAGTGGTCATTAACGAAGCGCACGCTTCCCTCTGCGTCACGAGGTGACCATTCTTTTTTCTGTCGGTATCGTATACGGCCAGAAACTTTGTCGGCAATATTCCAAACGGAACGTGGAACACGGTGTGACTGTGTGAGCACCTCGCTCGCACCCCCTAAATTTATAAACTTTCTGATGTCGGCACCGCTCCAGCCGAATATCCCTTGATCGTCGTCTCCTGCGACGTAAAACCTTTCGCACTTGTTGTTTATTAAGTGAGCGACTTTCCATTGCAGTGGCGTTAAGTCTTGTGCCTCGTCGAGAAAGACAACTTTTAGTTCTGGAATCAAGGCTTCGTTTTCGGAAAGGCCGATGAGCATGTCCGTAAAATCTCTCAGACCGTTTTGCTTCTTGAACTTTTCGTATTCGGAGAATATGTGATTGAAGTGGTATGACGTGACCTCAAGATTCATCTGGTTGTAAGCCCACATAGGACCGCGTTCCGTGGTCCGGGCTAAATCAACCGCTCGCATTATAGGGTGGTTGCTGCGGAAGGTAAGAAAGCCCTCGTCCTCAACAGCCGTTACGCTTTTCGTAAGGTTTACGCCGACGATAGAACTAAACTTTTTCAGGTGCGTTTCCTTCAGAACTTCTGCGCCGTTGATGCCCAGTAGTTGAAAGGCCAACGAGTGGAGGGTACGGAAGAAAAAAAAGTCCTTATCGGGATCTAAATTGAATCGTGCGATAGCCCGGTCTCGTGCCTCATGGGCCGCTTTCCGCGTGAAGGCAAAGTAACCAATTTGGTTGGGCGGGGTGCCGTCCGACAACAACTCCTCGACGTGGTTGAGAAGCGTGGTGGTTTTCCCGGTGCCGGGTGGTCCAAAATACCTAAACATTTTTCTGCGCCAGTACTGCGTCGAGATCATAGCCAAGTTCAGCGAGCAGACGTTCGACTTTGTAAATTGAGAGCTGCCTGGGTTCGAGGGTGTTTTCGTAATCGGCAATGGTGCGCTGGCTGATTCGGGTTCGCTTTGATAATTCCCGCTGAGTTAATCCAGACTCGGATCGTAACTCTCGGAGCAGGACTGACCAGTGGTTTTGTGAACGCGACTTTGGCCCGAAGGTCACGTCCACGAACTCAAGACGCTGGGAATAATGCTTCGTGCACAAGAAAGTTTTGTCTATCCTAATTGCTGCCTTGTTGTCGCAGAAATTACAGGTTTTATTTTTAGCCATCAGAATGGGATATCCTCATCACCATCAAATTTCGAGGGGAACTCTTCTTCGATAGATTCAAACGCAGGGATGGACCAACAACGTATAGGTCTGCCGTTTATGCTTAGTTGCTCGGACAGACCATCTATATCGCGCAGTCGCTGGGCAATCTTGTTGGATCGGTAATCTGTAAACCGTTGTCGTTTTAGAAATGCTTCCAGATCTTTCAAACGGAAGTAGGTTCTGTTATTACTTTCATTCTTCCACGGTCGCCGGAGAAGTATCTCTTCCCGGTCGAGTGCGGCTTGCATATGCGTGGTGAATTCTTCCAGTAGCTCGTAGAATTGACCTCTTATCGAGGTGTCTTCTGAGGTGTGGATGATTGCGCCTTCTGTTTCGACCATGGTTAACAGCAACGCGTTCATTTGGGCTTCCCATGCCGTTCGATTCATGGTCCGTGGCATTGTATTGATCTGTTCCATGCACAGGATCTGGAATTTAGGTTGTCGTTGGAGGGCTTCTGTGTCTAGTTCCACTGGACTTCCGTTAACGTCCAGAAACCAGAGGGGTGGCTCAGAATCATACTTTCTGAGATTAGCGATCCTTGGAGTGTCAGCATTACCACCAATGCCGTACCGCCTGCTACGACAGAGATCGCGGTTGCAAAAATTACATATGGGCTGATCGCTGCACTTGTATTGGTAATTTTTTTTGCGTAGCTGTTCCGCGACGATATTGACCTCTGAGAGGTCAAGGGGCGGTTTGAGTACAGTTTGGTTGTATTCGAGAATTTTCGTTTCCCAGTCATTTGGAAAAGCCTTTCTTAGATAAACCCCCAAATTGAATAAGCCGTTGTTTCTGGTCCCTTCCGGGAAGCCTTGGCGCAATAAAATTTGTAGGCAGGGCGGCCCGTTTTTGATGCGCTCGTCTACTTCCACAATCTCTTTTTCAAGGAGCGATTCCAACTCTTGTGGGGCGATGGCGGTGGCTTCCGCCATTTCTACAAACTCCGCTAGAGTGGCTGCGCTCCCATCCTGCTTAAAGGCGTAACGCAGGCCGTTTTCGTGGTCGAAATACGGGAGGTTTAGGAAGTTTCCGGTATCGCCACGTTCGAGCACAAGCTGGATTTGTTTTGGAAAAATCTCGGTGCCAGCCGCGCAACCAATCTCGCTGGCTAATTCTTTAAGTTTGTTTTGAAGCGTCTCGGCGGGTACGGGTTCTTTAAGGAAGAGATAAACGTGACCACCACCAGACTTGCTACGGCAGACTATTAGGGGAAGTTTTTGACGGTGGATGGTTTTGACAATGGCGGTGTGGTCTAGGGGATATTGGTCAATGTCAATCGCACCAAAGAAACTGGCGTTTGTTTCATTGATTGGAACAATACCAACACCTTGGTCGCCTTTGAGGTGCTTTTCAAAGGTCGCCAGTGTGCGCTTGGCGCGTACCACACGGGCTTTTCCTTTACGCTTGCCGTTCGTTTCCTTTCCCGTGAGATCAAAGGTGCCAAATGCAGCCTCTAACCCACGGAAAAGCAGTGCGAATCGTTTGATGAGTTCCCTGTCCATGCGAAAACGGGGCGCTGCCCCTCTAGCTTAGAAGGGAATGTTTTCAGAATCAGTGGTATATTCCTCGCGTCTATGCTGGACGTTTATTTGTCCCTCACCAATAGACTCCGCGAACAATCTAGCTTCTTGGTATAGACCCATATCCTTTATCAAAGAGTCCTTGGAGATTTCCCAACCATGCCACGAACCGTTCTTGTTTTCCTCCGGTGTGCTTTTCAAAAGCCAAATGTGGGAGAACCGCGCTGGAGTGAACAGGTTCCCCTTGGCGTCCTTCATTTTCAAGGCTTTCAAAGCGGAGTTCCACTGCTTCGACTTTTTGAACTGGGTGGCCTTCATGGAGATGAGGGCCTGTTGAGTTAAGCCCTCTTCGTCAATCATCAGCACGTAATGCTGGGCCGTGCGCTCAATGTAACGTCCGTTTCCGTCCACAACATAGTCTTTATTGTCATCTCCGCGTTGGGTTTCTGGTATCTCTTCACCTGCGGTGTAAATGTGGTGGGGTGCCCCGGACCCGGTGCCACGAGGCTCCCATTCAATATATTGCAACACATAGGCGCAGTTAATTACCCGAACACCGTCCTTTCCGGGACGCCCTTCTTTGGTCACGCTGTTGAATATATCCCCAGCGCGAACATCTAGTTCGTCTAGTTCCGGCGACATTTTCTGCAAGACCTTGAGGAATGGAATTGCAAGATCTTCTGTTCTGAGATCCTGTACTCCTTTCCCCGCGTCCGCCATGAACGTGTCAGCGTCCACTGTTAACGGGAGATTTTTCGTGGATTTTCCATTGGTGGTCATGATTATTTACCTCGCTTGATAATTGCTCGTTGTGAAATGAAAGCCCCGAATAGTTCAAGCGGCACGGGGTGACCCGCTTCAATTTTTTCTCGAAGCCATGCTTTTAATACCATGGGTTCGACCTTCTCTGTCTGCTGGGGAGTGAATCCTTGATTTCCGCACGAGAGCATGAAGGCTTTTGCGTCTTGGTCTTCTCCCGTTCCAAAAGTAACCGTGACATTGTTTTTGATGATGTCACCGTCGCCATGTTTCCGAAGCCAACCAAAAGCTTCATTGCGCCGGTTTTTTGGTATGCTCGCCCCATAAATAGGTTTGACGGAGATTTCGCTGCCATCTTTCAAAGTAAACTTTTGAAGATTAAGTTTTTCCAGAGCTTCTGGCAGCAACTCGTCCGTGACTTCGCGCAGAGCCTTCTTAAAATGTTTGTTTTCTTCTGCCGTTCGATCTACTTCTTCCTGCAAACGGGCGGCTTTATTGGCGAGTCTGGAAACCTTGTCCAGCTTGCCGTCATCCAGCTTGCTGATCTGGTCAGAAATTGCGCTTGAATCCTGCGCCATCTGTTCTAAAATGTCTGTCACTTTTTTTCCTTCCATTGTCGTTGTGCATTATCCGGCGGTTGACTTAACCGTCAGTCTTGTTATATAAAACATTCTAGGACAATGCAAGACAGAAAATACAAATTTTTTACAGAGCCTTACGACCATCAGCGAGAGGCGTTTGATGCCAGCGCAGAAGAGCAGAACTTTGCGCTGATTCTTGATATGGGGACAGGGAAAACAAAAGTAACCTTAGACACGGTAGGGGCGCTATTTGAGAAGGGCGCTATTGAATTTGTCCTGGTGGTAGCTCCCAAGGGAGTAATTCCAAACTGGGTTCCAGAGATCGAAGCGCACCTGCCTCCACGTATTGAACGGGAAACGGCCCTTTGGAATCCAAGCCTGAGCAAAAAGTGCCGCGATGAGTTAAACGAGCTGCACACAAAGAGCAGCAAACTAAAATTCCTACTGATGAATGTAGAGGCGTTTAGCTCTCAGAAAGGCGTAGACGTTGCGGAATTGTTCGTAAACCGCTTCAAGACATTCATGGTGGTTGATGAAAGCACTACCATTAAGAATAGAAGAGCCAAACGAACCAAGGCTTTATGTGCCGTGGGCCGTGGTGCGGTATACAGGCGCATTATGACAGGCTCCCCGGTTACTCGTTCGCCGCTCGATCTGTTCTCGCAGATGGCTTTCCTAGACCCTAAAATACTGGGCTTCTCTTCTTATTATGCGTTTCAAGGCCGCTACAGCATCGTGAGCCGTAGGAACATGGGAGCGCACAGCTTTAATCAGGTTGTTGGTTTTCGGAGGCTGGACGAGTTGACAGAAAAACTGTCGGACCATTCGTACAGGGTGAAGAAAGAGGACTGTTTGGATCTTCCCGACAAGGTATACACGAAGAGAGAGGTCGCATTTACCCCGGAACAGAGACGTGCCTACGAGCAAATGAAAAAATTGGCTTTGGCTCGATTGGATAGCGGGGAGTTATCTACTACGAAAAATGTACTCACACAGATCATACGTCTACAGCAGATATGTTGCGGCAACCTGACGGATGACAATGGCGAGATACACGCGCTGCCGTCGAACCGGATCAAGGAGCTGTTGGATTTGTGCGAGGAAGTTCAAGGTAAGGCTATTATTTGGGCGACATGGACCATGGACATTCGCTTGATAGCTGATGCCTTGCGGGGCTGCTATGGCGTACAAGCAGTCTCAACGCTTCACGGGGAAACACCTGATTCGGAGCGCCAAGAAATCGTGGAGTGTTTCCAGGATAGGCAATCAGAATTACGTTTCCTCGTGGGGCACCCTAAAACAGGAGGCTACGGGCTAACGTTGACAGCAGCAAGCACTGTTATCTACTACAGCAATAGCTATGATCTGGAGCTGAGAGTACAGAGCGAGGACCGTGCCCACCGTATCGGCCAGACAAACAAGGTCATCTATGTGGATTTGATTGTTCCCGGTACGATTGACGAAAGAATTGTTAAGTCTCTTCGTGCAAAGCTTAACGTGGCGGACCAGATACTTGGCGAGGACGCAAGGGATTGGTTACTTTAAGTCGTCGGAGTCAATTTTAAGTCGGTCTTTAATTGAAAGAGATTTTAGAGATTCATTGATTTCGTGTAGATTGACCGGGGTATATTTATCAATATCATTTGCCCAGACAACTTTGAATCCTTGCTTGTGAAATGGAAGGTCTAACCCTCCACATCCAGCAAAAAGTGATATTAATTTCGGAGTGCCTTCCAGACCCTTCCATCCCAAATTCCTGCTCCCTTCCGGTTTTCAATAATTGGTTCGACGTAGCTCACATGGACCCAGCCTGATTCAGGCTCCCCTTCCTTATAGTACTCCAGAATCAACTGATCGAAGACCAGTTTGTCCATGATCCAATGAGCAAGGACTTTGTTGTTGACCCCTGGCACTTCAAAATCAACGGCTTGTCCTGTGACGTGCTGAGAGGTACAACGGGAACCAATGGCGGTATTCAGGGACGGGGACCGGTAGCCGCTCGACGGTGTGATTGGGACCCGGTAATTGTCCCGAACAGGCTGAAGAACGTTCTTGCAGAGTGCCCGAAGGTTCTCGATTTCTTCTTTACTGGGTTCGTTCGGAATTCCCTTGCGCTCTGCCGTCTGGGACTTTGTGAGTTCCCGGAGGGTGAAGTTTTCGGATAGCCGCATTAGTAGACCATTTGCCGGGATTTCTTCTTCTTTTTAAGGGACGCGAGGCCACCCTTGCTGGCAAAGAGAGGCATTCCTAGCTGGTCCAATCCTGCCATGATCTCTGGGTTCGGGGGTCCGCTGGGCGGGGACGCCCCTGCGAACCGAAGTGGATTTGCTCTGTCCAGCGTGGACCCGGAAACAAGCGGACGGGCTGGCGGCATCCGGGAGGCCATAGTGGGAGGTGCCAGTTCCAGAGAAGATTGAGGACTCGACGGCGTCTCTTCGTCAAGTTCTTCTTCACCACGCTGCAATATCGGAGGCACAGTAGCGGGACGCCGCATTAGAACGGTCACGGGGGCTGTGACAGTATCTATTAAAGCCCTTCGAAAAGCCTCTCGAACTCCTTCTGTATATTTGGAAGTTTTTGCGCTTAGTGCTGCACCTTTCACAGGGTCCAGTGCGGCTTCTACCAAAATATTTTTAACCTTACTGCCGGTGAGGTTTTTACCAACCCTGATACCAGCTCTACCAAATATTCCAGCGGCTACCAGACTGTTCATCCAGTCAACCCTTTTGGATAGATTCAGACCAAGAAATCTGCCAAGGTTTCCGTAGGCTTCCAGACTAAGCGCATCTTGGGGAGAGAGATTAACGTTTGCTCCTCCCCGTCCTCTGGTAAAGTTGGCCGTTTCGTAAGCGACTTCTGCAACTTGGTCTAATCCACGTATAAAATCTCCGTTATCCGGAAAGACTTCCTGCAACATCATACGGATTTTTGGATCGCGCATAACTTGACGGAATTTGGTTGGGTCAAAAACACCTGATCCTGTTAAATTTCCTAATCCTTTTATACTTTCATCCGAAACACTAAGAGAGCGACGGAACAGCTCCGCAACAATGGAAGCCTTAAAGCCCTTGTCGGCTAGTGGGTTTCCTCGAACCGCCGCTAAAAATTCCTGTAAGTCGGCGGTTGGTTTTGTGTTGCCGGAGGCAAGTAACCTATCAAACAGACTACGGGTAGCGTAACCCGGATCCGCTTGTATAAGATCCCCAAAAGCATTGCTTTCCGCGATTCTTTTTCGGTTTTGCCCTAACTGCTCGATATAGTCATCTATGGTAGCTCCCCCTAAACTTATACGACCACTGTTTACAAGTTCTGTTAGATGATCCCTAGTTTTAGTGTCGTATAAATTGCGTAAGGCATCCAGTTGTGTCGATAGGGAGTCAGCGTC